TGGTTGTTGCCACATAAAGCCATAAACAATCAACCAGTAGAATGTGTGGCAACAAACCTGTTATCGCATAGCTTGGAGTGTGACTATTATGGGTGATAGTGAAGATATGCGATAACATCACTATTTTATCGAATGATTTTTATAGTTGTCAATATAGTTATGTAATGCTCCTCAACGAGGAGCTATTTTTATCGTTTAGGAATATTTAAATACCAACGTTTGTCATGGAAATCTTGCGCACCGCCTTTAGTGTTTCCCTCTGGATCATTCGTTGCCCGCATCATGACATAGACTTTCTTATTAGGGAAGTTACGCATGTTAAAAGATACATGATAGCCAACATTTCCAGAAGTATTATAAGCTTGATTTACATCTGATCTATAAATTCCATCAGCTCTTACTCGAGCTAATTCTTTCCCAGTATTGTAATCCATAATGAAGATATACTCGTATTTATAGTTAGCAATGTGCCATCCAGCTACATGCAAATTTGCATTTTCGATTTCTCCAAACTGATCAATGTGGGCGTAATTCGTTCCATCTGTCAGTGTAGGATTAGCTGCACCAGCTCGTGTTGGATCAATGACAGGCTTGTTTTCAGAAGTTGTTGGATTTTCATCGGTAAATCCATGAGCTAAATCATATGCTAATTTTTCTTTACTTACGCCCATTTCAGAAAGATAACCGTAAGGATCTGTATGATCGCCCCAGATGTTTTGTGTTACCCATAAATGCGATTTGATTCCCGGTTGGTTATAAGGAGTGTCCAACGTTAATGGAATACCATATTTCATTGCTGAATCTCTAGCCAATTCAACGTATGCCTTGTAGTTTTTCTCAAACGTTGCTTTATCATGTGTGTGTTGTAACTCAATCTGCACAGGACTGTTGGCATTAGCATACGAACCAGCACCGTACTGTACATAACCAGGTTGACCGACTTGATAAACAATTCCGCCGTCTCCCACAATATAAGCAGTATAAGCGCTAGTCCATGAACGTTGCATATACTGCGCTTCATTGCGTCCTGTTGCTGTTTCATTAGCCGTTTCATGCAGTAAAATATACTGATTATTTGCTACTTGTGAGCTACCTTCATTTGCGCCCAAATTAAATTCATTGTTGATAGTATAGGCAAATCCGTTAATTGGCAATAAAAAAAGAGCCGTTAACAGGCTCATCGCAGTAATAGTAATTTTCTTTTTCATTTGTTTCCTCCTTCTTCGCTTTCAGCCGAGAACATTTTGTAGGTTCGATTTGATACACCCAACACACTCCCTAAAAACGCGCCAAAACCAGTAATGATGACAACACAGATATCTGTGTACTGCCAATTGAGCGCTTTACCAACTAACCCCACGAAAGTAGCTAGTGCGGGAATAATTACCAGTGCGAACCATTTTAGTACTTCGAACGTTTTATTATTCATTTTCTTCTCTCCCTAAATAAAGTTTTGATTTGTTGCGTGTGTTCTACCAATTTTTCTGTATGTGTATCTAATCTTTCATCGTGTTTCTTTAGTTCTTCATGAATCATCAATCGATCTGATTTGCTCGATTCTAAATCTTTAGTCAGCAAATCTAAATTGTGACTTACTTTTGAAAGAGTCTCAGTAATCTTCGAGAAAGATGTAGTAATTGGTTTTATTACTAATAAAATCAAAGAAACGATAGCGGTTATTGATCCTGCTATCGCTCCCCATTCCCCTAAATTAATCATGTGACAACTCCTTGAATCAAAATAAAAAGCACATCAATTAAGATGCGCTCTCTTCTTTGCTAATGATTTTATCTGCTTCTTCGTCTGTAATACACAATGGCACAAACTCACGAACCTGTTCTTCTGTAAAACAGCCCCAGTCAAACATCATTTTCACATCGCTAAAACTAAACATACTACTCACCTCCTTCTGATTCTGGATTTAATTGCTTTTTAATTTCTGCAATATCCTTGCTGTTTTGAAGCGAAGCAAGCATCATTTTTGAATTGATTTGTGCTAAACTATCCGCTTTTTCTTTCAATGTAGTATTTTCCTGTTTAATCGCTACATCGTTTAGCATGAGTTTAGCATTTAGCTGTTTTAGGTTGTCGTTTTCATGTTCCAGAGCCTCGTACATCGCTTTGAGATTGTTTAAATCGTTGTGATCTAGTGCGTTCGCTAAAACAATCCATTGGTTCAATTTAGGATCAAACATCTGATCAGCAATCGTTAGCGGTTCGCCATCAGCACGAATCCCTTCAAGCGGTGGCTGATCCGTGTAAGGAACGGATACAAGCATATCGTCCAATACTTTTCCTGCATACTCTCCGCCAGTACGTCCGTATTTCCAAATGTTTTTCATTTATTTCCCTCCTACTTTGTTTCTGGATAACTATCAGCTGTTCGCCATTCTCCTGAAATATAATGATTTCCTACTCGATTAGTTGCAAATTTAACTACTTGTTTACCAGTTGAATCAGTGATTACCAAAGCGCTGATTTCTCCTTGTGGCGTAGTCCACTGTACAACCGACAACGGAACCCCTACAATTGTCCATCCAATAGGAAACTGAAATCCTAAAGGAATTTCTAGTAGATTCACATGTGAAGCTACGGCTGTTGTCGAGTTTGTTTTTACTCGTGCGTGAAAGAATACCCTATCACCAATACGTTCGAATTCGTATGAAAATTCATCAAATGCGCTTTGCTTATCTGATTGAATAGTAGTCAAACCAGATCCACTCTGTAACACACTACCTAAATTTTTAACTGTTGCCACATCTACTCCGTCGATCTGGACCCCATCTTTGAAATTTTTAAGTCCTAAAACGGTTTCGGGTTCAGTTAGACTAACCGTATTATTCAAGCCTTTTTCAGTATATTCAGGTGTGACATCCCAACTGTAATCATTCGGATTGTTGCTGTCTTTCAAGCCTTCACCGAAGTATTTAAACTGACTAATATTGGGCGTTCGGGTGTTGCCTTTTTCAATCTTGAGCCAGTCAATTTGGCATGCGCCTACTGTTGATCGTGGATACTGATAAACACGGAAAAGTTTAGGCATCGCCACAACCTTCGTTGGTGTGAATGTTAGAGACCATACGTCTGTCAACCCATCAACCGGCTTTAGTTCTCCTAAACGAGCAGTCCAATGATTATACGCTACAAAGGTTTGACTTGCGGGTTTTGTTCCTTTAAGCGTGATAGTATACGTTTGACCTATCATAAGCTCTTCTTTTGTGTAACCTTGATATATTTGGTGGTCGCCAGATTCGATTGGGAACTTAACTGTATGATCGGCAATATTTTCGTTAGGATATTCGCGACACATGTTGTAAGGTTCTACCAATAAGTTAGGCTGGTATGGTGTGGCTGTTGAGCCTTCTTCGAGTTTAGCGTGTCTCAAACGTAGTTTGCCGGATAGGCTGTTATTAGCGTCTTTATTTTGTAGCATTATAAGCCAGCTTTCAGCGTTATCACTCGCAGCAGTAATTTTAACGGTGCCAGTTAGTTTTTGCCATACACCCTTAGTAGCAGTTAATGTATTACGCGTATATAGCTCTGATACCCAGTTAGGCATTTTAATATATCTTAGGCCTATCTTGCTAGGGTCTCCAGTGAAATCACCTTCTAACATAATTTCTACACTCACGGTATATGTTTTGCCTGTTAATAGGGCTGGTTGACTTTTCGGTTTTAATACCTCTAATTTATGGTTTGGATCAAGCGTAATCACTACCTCGTCACCATCATCTACAACAGATAAGGCACCACTACCTTGCGAGAAGCTATCAGCGTTTATATTAGCCATCAAATTCGGATTCCCCGAATAATCATAGCCCCCGAAATCAATGCTGTTGGAGTACATCTTTTTCAGCTTTCCGAGATCACTTATTTGCTGGTTCGTTTGATCAATACGATCATTTGCTTTATCAATATTCGTATTGATAGTTGCGACATCTTGATTGGCTTTCGTGATTTTGTTGTTTGTGTCTTTTAATTTCGCATCAATCTGCGTTTCAGATTCCGTAATTTTCTGTTCAATCTCTTGCTTTCCATCAGCTAGAATTTTTTCGATTTTATCAATAGTCTGACTGAAACCATTGAAATAATAATCTTCCAATTCTGGTGTACTATCATCGATTGGACTGCGTTTGATGTCAAAAGTAAAACGACCAGCTGTATCTAACGAGCGGTCGTTTGGGAAATCAATATAAACACTACCTTCTACGGTGCCTACGTATCCCAGTATATTATCCTCTAACACAATAGAAACAATCCCATTCACAGGATCTTCTACCGTAGCTAGATAGTCATGTTTACCATAACCACCTTCTGCCGTTGCAGATCTGAACATCAGACGAATTGGAACAGTTGTTCCTTCTGGTAAGCTTTGAGGAATGCCGTTTTTCCGAACTAATTTCATTCGAAGCTTAGCTGTTCCTCGATCATGTGACCAAAAGACAACATTCGTCCTGTTTGGACTAGTGGCTTCTGCTTGAATCACAATAATCGATTCATTAATTTTAAACATCTATATCCTCCTTTCTTAAATAATTGGTATTGGGTCATTCGTTACCCATGTACCTGAAATATAAGATGATCCATTTCCTGAGTATGCGACTACGCGACTAGCTTGTGTTAAGCCTGCCCTTGCGCCAGCAGGTTGGGTTTCATTGCGATATAAAGCCAGCGGATGGTAAGCAGGATAACTTTGATCACGTTGAAATCCAGCGGGAACCAAAATAACATTTCTTGTGTTAGAAGCATCAGAAGGATAATTATTGCATTCATACTTGATTGCTATTGTGACTGTGTCTCCTTCACGTTTAATAGTACCGTTAACGTTTGTAATATTGTCACGATCGCTAATATCATCGTTAGTGATTTGGCGAATGATTTTACCTGTAACGACATTCCCTTGATTTCTTACTTCAGCAATTCTATTCGCTTTTACCTTAGAACCAACAACTTTGATTCTAGCAGTTCCGTTATCCGCAATTATCCCATAGTCATTTCCAGTTCCTTGATCACTTAGATCAATGTTAATGTCAGCTAAATTTCTAGCTTCTGCAATACAGTTTTGATTTAGGTAGTAATTATTGTTTGTAGCAATTTTTGAACCTCCTGTGGCAAATAAACAACGATTTGATTTCCCATAAGTAGTTTCAGCAAAACGACAATTCCAGACAGCTAAATAACTAGACTGTTCAGAATAAATTGCACACTTTAATTGCCCTGAAATATTCGCCTGATCTACAAACTCGATTCCATTAACTTGTTGGTAACCTAAAGAGCTAATAAATGAAATGGAGCGAACTTTAACACTTAAGTCAGACGTTACATCTGTTACGCTTTGGCGACTGCGCAAAGTAATGCTAACTGCTTTGAGATTGCGAATCGCGACATCTTCAAGGTATACTCCATCGCCAATCCAAATAGTTACTCGTGAACTAGTTAATAACGGTATTTGATTTACAGCAGCTTGAATTGTAAGAAATGGATTTTTTTCTGTACCATCCCCACTTTGATCACTTCCTGTTTTAGCAACATATAAATCGAGCGTTTCGCCGTATGCTCCCATAAGAGTTCCAACAGAAACATTTAGTTGATTTAGCTGACCTTGTTGATTATCTTGTCTTGTCTTTAATTCTGTATAATTCAAATTGAAAAGGTTATCCAATGCTAATAATCTCGAATAAAGCGTTGGATAGATCGTACCTTCAGCATTTATTCGAGCATCCACTACTTCGTTAGGAGAATCACCTCCTGAATGAAGCACGAGATTATCAATACGACTGTTTGTTGATTTGTGCTGCTCGTCTAAATTTTTTTCCAAATTTTCTAAGTAGTCCACATTGTCATTGAATGTTTCTTTCCACTCGTTGGAAATTCGGTTATTCTTCAATTTTTCTAATTCCAACTAAATCACTCCTTTTTTCGTTAGATTAGCGAGAATTGCAGTCATTGTTTTCTTTGTGTTGCTCAATGTGATTTCTGGTGGCTTATTTGGTATCGCTGGATACGTCTTGATTCCTACCACTTGAATATAGGTATTGACACCTAACGGCTCATAGACAAACGCCACGTAATCGCCCTTATTAGGCTCTACACGCCATTTCATAGTAACTGTGCCAGTGATTGTTGGATAGTCTTGCAAGTCTTGTTTCAAACGTTCTAGCATGTTCCCTGAAACGGTGTAACGATCATCACTAACTGGACTTTGGACACGTATACCCCATTTTTCCGACTGCTTACTTGTATATGTGATTGGCGTGAAGTAGTAAGTGTCGTCTTCTTTTTTCTTGCCAAATCCTTTTATTTGTGTTTTCAAATTAAAAGTATCAATATCAAATTTCACGGAATCGGTATTGTATTTGTAGCGTATTTGTTCTTCAGTTTTTTTACCATATTCTGAACGAGGGAAGAAAGTAAGGTTTTTGTTGTCCGGAATCACTATCGCATCATAGTCTTTCAAAATTTCTTCAACCAGTTTCAAATAGTTCCCATTCCCGAAGTTTTCTTGTTCAACTGGCAAAAACTTCTTGTTCGGATCTACAACATTCCATGTAAAACCACGGTTATCAGGTTTGAAAACATGCGCTAGCAGTTGGTTGATAGAGCGTGTTCCTGTGATTGTGTCGTACTGAAAGCCATCTTGCATGGTGTAGTAAATGTGCGTGGCTGTAACTGTTTTTGTGATTGCTGCCCCTTCGGCAGAAACGCCCATTTGTTTTACGATAAACTCTTGTCCATTGAAAAATACTGAATTTTCGTAATCGACTAAATCAAAAGCCAATTCATTGAATTTTGTTTTGACAATAGTGAACGAAATTTCCCACGTTTCGTTCTCTTGCCAATTTTCAGTAAATGTACTTTTATCGTAGTCAGTCAATATTTCTTTTTTTGTTTTCTCGTAGTCTTGGATAAAAATATCTTTCAAATTCCCACCTACTTATACAAAAAATTGAAGTCCCATTTTGACTCCACTCTAGTAACATTTTGTATTTCAATTTCATTCGTTCCAACCGCTAACGTTATCAAACCTAAATTCGTGTCAATTCCGCAATTTACACCGTTCAACTTCGGATAAACACGGTCTAAAGTCAAAGTTTGGCCTAGCAACGTAGAAAACTCCGGATAGTAGATGAATCGTTCCCCTGTCGTTTTGTTGAAAATAGTCACGTTGCCTTCTGATTCACCTTCCAAAGTGATTTTTAGAGCATGTTCACGTGGATCAATAGCAAAATCGCCAGCATTATAAATGATAAAATTACTGGTTTGGTGCGTATACTTATAATCTTCCGCAACTAGACCTTGTGAAAATTGCCATTCATTAGACAGTGAAAAATCCGATAACGTGGAAGCCATCGATTCGGAACAACCTCTAAAAACAGTGAAAGTCGTCTTGTAAGTTGCATATCTTAGACCAACTTCATTCACTTCTACTGAGTTAGGACGGACAAAGTATTTTTTGCCCGGTTCTCTATCTGTAAAAACATAATATCCTTCGTCATCGAATAGAAACGCATATAATTCAGTTTCTTTTAGTTGATAGTCATACATATTTTTGAATTCAGCATAAAATTCCACTTCGATAGTGAACGATTTGAAACTTTTTTCGACTTCTCTCGAACCGTTTGACCCTGAAAATTCTTGGTATTCTACATTTAGTTGTGGTGCTTTTCGTGCAAAAGAAATACACTCTATGCCCAATTTTTCTTTTAGAGATACTATCTCTTGATTTTTTATGAAGCGAAAATCGATTAAATAGCCATTCACTTTATCCCTCCTAACCTGTTGTATATAGCGAACGTTTCAACTGGTTACCTAAGTATCCATTTGTATTGTCTGCAATTGGTTTACCATCAAGTTTGACACTTGTGTCTTTTGCTAAAATTTTAGATAGCAAGTTATTCTGCTGAATCATCAGTGAAACTAATGTTTCTAACGTTCCGCTCGAATCGCTACTGTTATTTACACTTTTTGGTTTTACTCCTAACTTATCTTGAGCAATTGCAAGCAACTGCATCGCTCTTGATCGTTTAGCCTTATCTAACGGAATAATAATTTCTGGCTTGTTTCTTTCTGCGATTTCCGCAATTTGATGTTGGTTTACAATTCCACCGTTTGCGTAACCATGACCACGCCCAATCACACCTAACATATCCGAACCATAGCGTTTTTTAGCGTAGTTGATAGCTGCTAAGATATTATCGAAACCGCTCATTATATTGCCGTATCCTGGAAAAGCATTCGCAGCAAATGTTCCCGGTTTTGTTTGGAGCAATCCAGTGGCATTGCCGTCTGCTAAGCCGTCATTTCCACCAATGGCAAGCGGATTGCCACCTGATTCTGTTTGGATTTGTCGCATCCACGCATCAACATAAGCGGATGAGGTTGGTAAGTTATTCATTTTCAAAGCACGTTTTACATATGGCCGCCAGCGTTCTACGCCACTCCCACCAACGCTATCGCCACCGCTAACAAGTCCGCCCTGCGGATCTCTTACACCGTTCAAATGCACGTGGTCGTAGTGGTCACCATCAGGCCATGGCTCCCATGCACCAGTTGCTGGTTGACCTGATTGTCCTGAACGGTCACGAACCTTACCATTTGTGATAACATAGCCGATTTTGTTTGCAAACTTCTCAAATGCGTAATTGGCTGCTTCTGTATATCTAGGGGAACCATTCACGACTCCCGGTAGCGCAATATCAATTGCATTACGTTTACCATGTGAATAGGGGTCACCTGGTCTATACCCACTAGTGGCCACAAACCCTGGAAACTTCTTCATTACAGATTTAGCTACATCTGCTAAATATTTATAGACACCATTTGTTCCTATAGAGGTATCTAAGTTACCAGATGAGAACAAACCAGTAATCTTTTCAGTCAGGGCACTTGTTGCTTTAGATAGAATACCTTTACCTACTTCTAACGGATATTTTGTTAATCCACCTAATACATCTAAGCCACCCAGTACTTTTCTAGCTAATGCGCCAGGGTCTGAAATGAAGTCCCACACGTCACCTACTACATTTTTCAGTGTGTTTCCTACATTACCAGCAACATTTTTCACACTGTCCCACATGTTACCAAAGAAGTTAGTACCTTTTTTGTAACGGTATTTTGGTGCTTTTGAACCTTGAAGTTGAGCGGTTTCTTCTGCGGTCAAGACATGAGTTCCTTTTGGTGCATTCAATACTACATTACGTCCTTTAGGTATGAATGCTCTGCCATCTGGTGTAATGACTGTTTCTGCTCCACGTCCGTCATTGACCATCATTGGACCATTAATTGGGTGTCCACCTGCTGGTGTTCCTTTTGCGTATTGTGGTACTTCCCATTCTTTGAGTTTGTCAGCACCCAGTTTTTCTAGCACCCATGAAGCTCCATGGATGATTGCGTTAACTGGTTTACCTATCGCTTTAAGTGCTGCGTTGAAAATACTTTTGAACGCATCAACAATGGCATTTTTACCGCCAATAATGGCATCCTTCATCTTCTTCGGTAGTTCTGAAAACCAATTGAATACTGTATCAATACCGCTACGGAATTTGTCTTTGATACCGTTCCACAGGTTACCGATTACATCAGAAACTTTGTTCTTCAATTCAGTTACTTTGTTGAAAATGTTTTTTACCCAGCCAACTACCTTATTCCAAGTGTCTCCAACGCCATTGCTGAAGAAGTTTTTCACGCTGTTCCACATGTTTTTGATGAAATTGCCAAACGTGGTTTTCAGGTTGCCAGCTTTGCCCAACAGATTAATTACCCAATTGGTTAGCTTATCCCAAGTTTTGGAAATACCTTCAGTAAAGAAAGTTTTAGTGCTTTCCCATAGCCCTTTTATTGAGCCTGAAAAACCAGTCCACAAACCTTTTACTCCTTCTAAAATCCGTTTGAAGAATAGTATTTGAATCCAGTTCCATACTGCTTGGATAGAACCCCAAAACAATTGTTTTACTCCTTCCCACATCTTAGAAAAATCGCCTGTAAATAAACCAGTGAAGATTTTGATAGCACCTTGAATGACGTTCATAATCCCTTCGACTAAACCTATTATATTGTCAATGAACCCCATGACTAAATCCATAACGATTTTTACAACGGGCTGTATAAACGTAAAAAAGTTCTTGATTGCTTCAATAATCTGTTTACCATTTTCATTCCAAAATGTGGTCATCGATTTTCCAATTTTAGAAAAAGCTCCGCCTATCTTTTCTATAATAGGCATTATATATGGCGACAAAGTATCGAAAATTCCTTTTGCAATTTGCCATGCAACTTCTATGCCGTTTTTAATGTTTGACATAGCACCATCAAAGTATGTTTTGATATTGTCGAAAACATCTTTTATCTTAGAAATTGTTTCTGGAGAAAATCCTAATTTAGCTAGAACATCTTCCATGTCTGCGTTACCTTTGAATACGTCAAACAATGTCTTAACCGCGTTCTTTATTTTTTCTATGGTATCTTGTGCGAAAGTAACCATTTCTGGTGGGAAAATTTTAGTTAGAATATCAAAGCCTTGCTTTGTTTGATCTCCATCTAACGTTCCAAACAGCGTCCCAAAAGCAAGTGTTGCTATGTCAGCCCCTTTTTTCAACATGTCAAATACAGGTTGAGCGACGTTTTTTATGCTTTCCATTGCTGGCTTGATTTTGGTTGTTAAGTCGTCAATTCCTTTGCCTATGTCACTGATCAAAGAAGTGATATTGCCTTTGCCGAAAGCATTAATTATTTCATTAATCATATTTACGGCGCTGGCTTGCAGATTTCCGACCGCCCCCTCAATCGTAGCTGTGGAACCTGCTGCCTTTTTAGCTACATCAGTCATACCTAATTGCATGAATGCTTCATTCAATTCTTCGGCAGAGATTTCTCCGTTTGCCATAGACTCGCGGAAGTCTCCGTCAGTATAAGCGCCCATTTCTTTCAATGCTTGTTGAATTTTCCCTGAAGCGCCCGGAATGGCATCCGCAATCTGATTAAAGTTTTCAGTTGTTAATTTGCCAGCACCGACAGTTTGTGTCATTGCCATTGCTACCGATTTGAACGTATCTGAGTTACCACCTGAAACGGCATTGACATTACCGATTGCCTGCGTTAGACCATCAAAGTCTTTCACACCGTTAGCTGCCAACTGTGCGGTCGTATTCATTACGTCGCCTAGTTCATAAACCGTTTGGTCGGCGTAATCTTTCATCACTGTTTTAGATTCTTCAATTTTTGAATTATCTATACCAGCAAATTGCATTGTTTGAACAAACTTGTCCATTGAATCGGAAGCCTCTACTGCTTCATCTGTCAACCCCATGAAACTGTTAACAACACCGCTAACTGCTTGTGAAGCTAATCCAGCAACTGCACCAAACGAAAATGCGCTTTTTAGCGAGCCTAATTTGTCTTTTAGCCCATCCAGTTTCCTAGCTGACCTTGTGGACTTGTCGCCAAAATCTTCTATTTTTTTTCCTGATTGATCGCTGGAGCTTTTGAGCGCTTCTAATTGCCTGCTAGATATTTGGCTTTGTCGTTCTAACTTTTCTAGTGCCCTTTTTGCATCTTCGGTTTCATTTGCTGAATCGCCAAACTCATCAGCCATCAGTTTCACAACTTTGCGTTGTTCTTCGATAGCTTTCTCGGATAATTCCGTTTGTTTGGCTAGCCCTTTTTGTTTTGCTTCAAACGCACCAGATTCATCACCAGCGGCTTTCAGCGCTTTTACTTCGGCGTTCATTTGTCGTTCATTTTCTTTGATTTCATTAGATAAATCATTGACGGCTGTTTTGGAATACACCAATTCTTTTTTTGTGTCGTTCAACTGGCGACTGTAAGCATTATATTTTGCGGTAGCATTGTTTATCTGTGTGTTAAGGTTAGCAACTTGTTTCGATTCCTCGCCATACTTGCTAATCGCTTCATCACGGCGCTTTGTTAATTCTCTTACTTTGGCGTTTTGCCCTTCCATAACCGTAGACAAGTCTTTCGTCTTTTGACTAAGTGCTTCGTATGAACGTCCTGCTGAATCATAAGCCTTTAGATTGGCACGCATATTCGACTCAGCTTGTTTGACTTTCGCATTGATTTCGTCCAGCGTGTTACCAAAATTAGTGCTATCTAAACTAATCCCTAGCTTGATATTTCCTGCCGGTTGTCCTTTTCCTGCCATTATTTACCTCCTTCCTCAAGTTTTGCCAAGTCTTCAGCCGATAAAAATTGTTTGATGAAATCAGCACCATCTACATATTCTTCGCCACTCTTCACTTCTCCAAAAAGGTGTAACAAATAATGATAGTCGGCTTCGTCCACATCTCTCATCGTCCAACCTGATTCGATTAAATCTTTGTAGATTTGATCCATTGCTTTCCTAGCTTCAGAAAAACTTATCTCTTTTTGCTCGCCATCTGCTTTTTTTCATTGTTTCCCAGTTCATTGATTTGTTCAAAAACACTTTCTAATGCCGGTACTAACTTGCTCGCAGTCAAACCGTCTAAAATAGCATCAAATGTAACTGCTGGATCTTGGAAAATATCTGCTGTAATTGCAATCATTGAATCAATTGCTTCTAAATCAGTTAGGTCTGCTTTTTCCGCTTTCTCGTAAAATTTGATACACTCACGCATTGCACGTGCGGAAATATCTTGTTGTTTGAATGTTTTTTTCTTTCCGTCAAGTTTCAATTGCAATTCAATCATTTGTTTTCCTCCTTGTTTTTACAAAAAATAAGGCTAGCCAAAAATGGCTAACCTTGTGTATCAATTTTTGGTTCTGGTTCTTTTGGTGTCCCTGTATCTGTCGTTGGTGTAGATGCAGGGTTAACTACTCCCCCGCTTTGTTATTTACCAAGTCCTTGAATTTTTGTAAGGTCATCGTTTCTGATTCTACGGCTGTTAAGTATACATAGCCACGTTCATCAGAAATGAATTCCCCTTCGATAGAATCGGGTTGCAATTCTACCCCTTTGTCTTCAGCTGTTTTCATGTCGATATCTGGATGACTGAATTTTCCTTTTGCCAATCCCATGAATAAGCGTTTTCCTTCTCTGTTCGCTGTAACCATGACTACCGACACGTAAGGTGCTTCAGTTTCTGAACCAATTACATTTACACCATCCACGGTTTTAGCGCCAATGATTTCGCTGTAAATGCCGTTATCCATTAAGTCTGCCACGTCAAGCGTAACTTTTGGCGACGAAACCCCTTTACTTGCAATGAAGAACGGTACGTTTGAAGCGTATGTTGTGTTAGAAGTTGCGCCTAATCCAGTAATTTTAGCTTCGATCGCTCCGCCTTTCGACTTATCTGCTACTAATTCTTTTAGAGTGCCGCCTGCACCTGTTTTTACGCCAAAAATGACGCTCTCGAATCCTACTGTTGCCATCTATTTTCTCTCCTTTTAATTTAGTGAAATATTTGCTACATATCGTTTGATAATCCGCTTTGCACCTTCCAAGTCCTCGTCATCTGTTTGTTCCGTGTATGCGCATTGCCAACCATTCCCCCTCATAACCTCATCAAGGGCAAAATAAAAGGCATCAACCTCTTTCATGGTTGACACCCATACATCTACCTGTACGTCAAATTGAATGGTCAAAGGATTGTTGCTTGCGAAATCTTCATAGTTGCCGGATATCTCTGTAATTCTGCCAACTGGAAGGCTAGGTACTGTTTGAGCCGATTCCGGAACACTATTGGTGTAAAAATCAATGTTCTTTGTTTTTTCATTGCTATTCAGAATTGAATAGACTTGTGATACTGCCGTTTTCAAAGTCCTAGCCTCCTTTTTACTTCGTCAGCAATGATTTGTGTTACTTGTTTTTCGATTTGCTTTTGTGTTTTTTGTACGAAACCTTTTGGACGTTGTTTGATTGTTCCGAACTCGATAAAGTGCATCCGCCAAGAAACATCTTTGTCATATCCGACTTCTATCAATCCGTTTTTTACCGAGCTTGTAACCACATGGTTCTTAGCATGTTCTTGCATATACGAACCACGTTTACCGTTTGACTTCGTTCCATCCCAGTAAGGTGTGTTTTGTCGTAACTTTTCTTGAGCGTACTCCCCAGCTTTTCTAAGTGCTGGGCTTTCCACTCGTTGAACGTTTGCTTTTACTTCCCTAAGCGCTTTGTACACTTCGGTTGCATCGACTTCTACACTCATTTTGAAACCTCTTTTGCAATGATTGTCGTGAAGTCTTTTGTAAACTCGCCCTTTGTAATTGTGATGATTTCAAACGTTTTTCCATTCCAACGCACTTTCATATCATTGGTTAGCTCTGATTTTTGTTGGTAGCGGATAATAAACGTCAGTGTTCCTTCCAAAGCCGTACCAATCGACGTCTTAATATCGTTCAGGCGTTGTGTCTGCACACTTGCCCAGCAAGTAAGAATGGTTGTAGAAGTCGGGACAACTTGCCCGTCCTCATCCTTAACAGTCATATCTCGGACAAACTTGATGCGTTGATTTAAATTTCCTGTTTGAATAAGGGGCATACGCTACTCCTCCTCCACAAAAAGCAAATAACTTGCTTTGAGTTGCAAGATTAGGCTTGTAAAACCTAAATCGTACTCTCGCAAGTTCCCACTCACGGTTGCAGAACGCGCTTTGTAATAGTGATCCGCTAATTGCAGAATAGCTAAATTAATCAGATCAACTGTGTCGCTTTCTTGCGTATAAAAAGAGGGCTTATCATTTCCGATAGCCCCTTTAATGTATGCAATTGCAGCTTGTGCCGCACGGCTTACTTCCACATCGTCATCATCGGTATCAATCTTTAGTGCGTTTTTGATTTCGTCTAAATCCATTCTAGGATCAAGAATCATAAGAAATCAGCTCCTTAAACTTTCGCCGGTGTCTCGTTCGCAATAGTTGTAAATGTAGCCAAAACAACCGCTTCATCATCAACTAGTTGCACATCGAAGCGATCAATGACGCGTACTTTAGTGGTGTCTGTTTCAAAAGCTCCACCACCAATATTCGTTGTCAGCAAGCTCATGTTTTCGCGATCATACAATGTAACGGCTTCTTTCAGATCACCAATGTACAGTGGATATTTAGGAGCAGCTTGTGTCCCTTTATTTGGCAAGAAACGAGAAGCAATTTTCTTGATTGGTTTACCCAAGAAAGTATATCCAGTTGCAGAAGTTACGTCTTTTTGTAACAAGTAAGATCCATCAGCACGTTTCACTTTATCTAATACATTGAAGCCATCTTGGTTTGTAATAAACATGGATGTAGCTTCAATAGCTGGGTCAAGTTGGACGTTTACGATATCTTTAATCCCATCAACATCTGTAACATCTTTCTTTTGCGCTGCTTTGATTCCATCAATAGCTGCCAAGATTTTTGTATTGCGAGTAACAACTACTTTTTTCGCGATCCATTTAGACAACCATGCCAAAATGTTTTCGGCAGTATCTTTTAGCAAGCTGTTAGTTACTGTAGAAATACCTGCGTAGCGTTTGATCAAGTATTTGATCAAGTGAAGTGCAGGATCATCATTTGCTGGGATTTCACCGTCTTCAGTATCCAAAGCGGTCAGCGGTTTAATATCAGACCATTTTTCATAAACCCGAGAACCACTAGCAGTGGTCACTTTTTCAACGTTTACGTATTCTTGCAAAGAGTCAAACCGACGAACCAAAGTATGAATAGTCGTTTGCACATCTACAGGAATAGTCAATCCGATAGCATTACCAGATTCATCCGTATCAGATGTCAAAGTAGCCATAATAGCAGGATCACCATTGACCATCGCTTTAAAGTCTTTGATAAACTTGTTTTTCAAGTTTTCATCTTTTTTATCTAATGGTTCTTTTTTGACGTTTAAGACTTGTTCGGCTTCCATATTTGCCACTTGCTCTTTCAATCCGTCCCGTTTAGCCCGTGCTGCTTTTACTTGTGCTTGCAAACTTACTACATCTTCTTCTGTTTTTTCATCGTCAACCAATGCTGCATTGAGTTGTGCATTTAAGTCAGAGACTTTACTTCCCGCCTCGACCCACGCATTTTTTAATTGTTCTAAATTCATTCGTTTTTCCCTCCATTTAAGGCTTTTAGTTTTTTCTGCAAGAGTGTTTCTTTTTGCGGTGTTTCCGCTTTGAGTATTAAATTTTTCAACTTAGTTACTGCGTTTTTTGGAATAACCGGTTGAGAGGCATTGAGTACCGTTACTGGTGCTTCTGCAAACATAATTTCATCCGCAAAACCTTCCGCTACTGCTGTTTGAGCATTTAACCAAGTATCTTTCGCCATTAAATCAGCAAGTTTTTTCCGATCGAGTCCTGTTTTGATCTCGTAAGCATTAACAATAGACTCATCCACACTGCTTAACATTTCTGCATCGGCTTTTAATTCCTCAGCGTTGCCACTAGTGGTCACCCATGCGTTATGAATCATGATGTGTGCCGTAGGTGAGATTCTAAGCGGTTCGCAAGCACAAGCAATTACACTCGCAGCACTTGCCGCAATGCTCACAACATTTCCAGATACCTTCCCTGGATAGGCGCGGATAGCGGTATATATTTCGCTTGCCGCTAAGACATCCCCACCGTTCGATGAGATATCAAGTTCTACTTCATCCCCCGCTGCTTCTGTAAGAGCGGCAGAAATTTTCCCTGGTGAGATACAATTGATCCCAAACCATTCATAAAGCCACGCGGTATCGTTATCCACGACATCGCCGCTTAACGTCACTTTTTTCATCCTTCCACCTCCCTTCGGTGCAAACTAAAAAAGCCTAACCGTTTTCGGCTACGCTTTTAGACGAGGTTGTTTTTCTTAATGTTGGATCCATATCGATTGGATATAGGTCTCCGGAAATATGGTAATCATCCATACCGGTTTTATTTATTGGCTGCAAGTCCTCAAAGCGGCGAACATCATTGGCAGAATATGCTCCACCTCGGCGCATAATCTGGTAAAACTGCCCTCTGGCCTGTGTATCAGCTCTTAGCAAACTTGCGATATTAAACTTGTATCGATAACCCTTAGCTTTTTCAGCTCTCGATAGTGTTTTCTTATTTAGTTCCGCTTCATATTGATTAACGGTCGGTACTAGATTGTATGTCAAAAACTCCATATTGAGCTGTTCCTGTGAAGAGTAACTCGACTGGTTATTCCCGATGAAATGTTCCGGCACGTTGTAGACCATCGCGATTCTGGAGCGAGATACTTTATCAGTATCTAAAAGCTTGCTGTCTACCAGCTCTCGTTGTAAACGTTCGATTTCTACACCGTTTTCTTCCACAAGTAGTCCACCGTTTTGTCGATAAAAATCAGCAATGTTTTTAACTGTAGCTTTTTTAGCTTCTTCATCCATATTGCTAGCAAACTTAACTTTTAGCCCTTCATTACTTCCTTTAAGCTGACTTAAAGAGATTTTTCGGACTTCTCGATCATATCCGAGGGTATTCGTTAATACTTTTGTGGGGTCTGTACCTTCCAAGCCGCCAAACCTCGGTTGTTTAAAGTGGAGCATTTCCATGTAATGTACATAGATAACTTGCTTGTAACTGCCTTTGTCAGTCGCAGTTACTTGGTAGTAAAGCTCCCCGCTATCCATATCAATCACTGGATGGCAAGCACCAGGTTTTACTAACGCCATATCTGCTACTTCTCCATTGATATTTCGGAAAATCTGCACGTACGCATTCCCTTGGTAGTTTCTCAAAACTTCCACGTCCCGGAAAAAATCAAACTTTGTAAAATATCGAGGGCCTTCGCTCAACAAGTTGTATGCAGGACAGTCGTCCGGTTGGCCAAACTCCACATCTATCATTTTGAGAGGGAGAGACGCAAAAACGTTCGATACACGGCTAATTACGGAAAAAATCCCTTCTGATATTTCATCTTTTCCGACTAAATACGGTATCAATCCCGGGTCATTCAAAAAATACTCTTGTTTGCTCGCTTTCGGCTTCGCTCGGCCAAAAGAACGCAAACGATCTAAAATACTCATTCCTCCACACCTTTCTTACATATTCATTAAATCGGAAATCGAGTAATAGGTTACTTTCCCGGTTCCGACAGGATTAACCAACATATTCAACACTTCGGCGTGGCTGTTCAAACTTGCTGCAAAACCATCTATTTTTCTACTCTTGGACTGCTTAGACGGCATCCAGTTTGAGCTGCGATCCATCACCAGCTTGACGTTGGATAGATACCATCGGTAAAGCTTGGAATTGTTGAAAATCACCTTACCGTCCAATAGCATTTCCTTGAAGTTTTGCATTGGCCCGCCTAATGATAGAAACCCTTGCCGAATCTCGTTGGTTTCATATCCTGCATTTTCTAGTTCTTTATTTAATCGTAGCGCCTTGGCCTTGTCATAATTGATTTTTACAATGTCATAGATTTTCGAATTTTCTACAAACCAATTTAAGACGTATTCATAATTGACGTAATCACCAGGAATAATCGTTAGATCTCCCACCTTCTCCCACGCTTTGATACGCTCTTGATTGTTATCTCGATCAAATCTAGCTTGTGGGATCCATGTGTGTTGCAAAATGAATACCTCGCCTGTTTCAAGCGGAAATTCTAAAACGGCTGCGGTAAAGTCTTCCGTTTCGGACAAGTCAAAACCACCGACACACTTCTTACCTTTGAGCGTTTCAATATCGATGGTTTTATTGTTTCGTTTAATGGTAGGCATATCGACAAATGACAGCTCATCAATATCGGAAAACAAGTTAAATTGCTTAGTGATCCAGTCAGCATATTCTTTTGGATCTTTTTTGTCCTTAACATAGTCATCTAGCATGCCAACAAAATTCATTAGACAAATATTCGGATTGGCTTTGATCCATAATCTTGGGTCATCAGCCTCTTCCGCACTGTCAAGTTTTGCGAGATAATAGAAAGTCCGTTCATCGATGTCATCTTCCAAATGTTCCAAACAGTCCACACCTTGCTCAAAATAAGACATCAACGGACCATCTAATACATATCCAGCAGTTGTGATATAAACTATCAGAGGCTGTTTTCTGGTTCCTCTTGATTTCTTGATAACGTTGATCAGCTTGTAATTCGTAAACTCGTGGATCTCGTCAAAAATACCAAAGTGAGTGTTTAGCCCATCCAATTTCCGGCTATCTGAGGCGCGTGGTTCCATTTTAGAAAAGGCGGGAGCATAATTAATACTTGATCGTTTAGGCTTACCAAATTTCTTAAAGAGCGCCGGCGATTGTTTGACCATTTCTGCGGCCTTATCAAACAACAAGCTTGCTTGATCACGAGCATTTGCCAATACGTAAACGTTGGCGCCTTGTTCATCATCATAAGCGACCATGTATGTGGAAAGGCCCGAGATAAGACTTGTCTTCCCGTTTTTACGTCCAACAAAAATAAGAGCCTCGCGGAAGCGACGCTCTCCTGTATCACGATGTACCCATCCGTACATGGATCCAATTATGAAATGCTGCCAAGGTTGTAAAACAAACGAACCAAAGTCACCTTCAGTTGGTTTACATTTTTTTTCGATATATCTAATAGGCCGGTGACCTTTTTCTTCGTCAAAGATCCAAGGAAAATCATCTGTTCCTTGGCGCCGCAAATCACGCATATGCCGTTTAGCAGCTTGAATATTTTCTTTGCTGGCTGGTATGCTTCCATCGATTAATCGTTCCGCATACCAAGTAGTTAACAATTCCGGATATGGACATTTTAAAAAGCCACCCCAAGAAGCTTGCTCCTCAAGATAGCTTTGCCAATAGTCCACACGTTCTGTGTAGGACATATCCAAAATATTAGAAGTCGTCATCGTCATCACCACCATCATCAGCCATCTTAATAGCTAACTTAGCTCTGGCTGCTGGTGATAGTCCTAAATCAGCGCCAAAAGAACGGAGATTCCGCGACGCTGTATCCATCTGCCGAGAGAGTGGGTTACCAATTAATTCATTAGGTTCGTTAAACGGCTCTCCTCTCGCCTCTGCCTCCTCTTTCGCAAGCGCATAGTTCAACTTGTACTCTCGTTGTAGTTTTCGAAGCTGTTTTTCTAAAGAAACGTATTGCGAATACCAATTGGAGTAGAGAGCCATTGTATGGACGTCCGGATTACTGATTAAATCCACAGACAGCAATTCATCGGCGATAAACTCAAAGGTATCCTTTCCTAACGAATCTAGCCATAACGGCGGTTTGATTTTGTCAGTAGCCATTTTTAATTTGTCTTCTGCAGCCGCTCGCTTACGGAGTTCTTCGGTATTCTTCTTATTTGGGTTTCCGTTTAATAATTGTAATTTTGCACTCTTCGCTGGTTGCGGCATAATATCACCTTCTTTCAAAAGATATATTAAAATCGTTATCACAATCCTTATAATTAAGTTATCGGCAGTGCTGTGCCGAAATTTTTTAGGGAGGGATTCCTATGGGAGAACTCTATAAACCCGGCGAAGACAATAAACCAAAAGGAACCTATAAATAAGTGGGTCCTCGTGGTGGAAATGTCCAAGGCGGACGAGAAGTAAAAATTGATCCAGGCGACCGATTACCTCCTACTTCTCAAAAAGGAAACAAATGGACTAAGAAATAGCTTCGTCCAAAGCCGGCTTAAATTGGTCGGCTTTTTCCTTTTTCTCCAAAAAACTTGAAAAGCGGTCTTTTTACGAAGGAAGGACAGCACCGTTCTTCTCAAGCCTTACTCTTTAATCTTTTAGAGTAGGGGGGGCTGCCTTCATTTCACTGCAAACTTATCTTTCAGGAGTTGAATACATTTTAACGATATGTGATTTAGGTTTTGGTTTCTTCTTCCCGCCTGACCTCTCTGGATGCTCTCTGTTGTGACAAGCTACACAGATACATTCAAGGTTATCTACGGACCAGAACAGTGACAGGTCTTCCCTCGCCTCGACTATGTGATGGATGATCGTGCCCCTTGTGTTCCGCCCTCGACGCTTGCACTCTTGGCACATGCCGAAGTCCCTATCTATTACTACTTGCCTTAGGTCTCGCCATCGTTTGGTCTTGTATAGTTTGTCTATCTCGTCTCTAGGTCTAGCTTCTTTCATTTACATATCTCTCTTGTGTCCGATTGTTTTTATATCTGGATACTTATCATTAAAGCCAGAAAAGTATTGAATCGTGATGTCGTTCGCTCCTCTATCATCATTAGTAAAATGATCAGTCTTCCAATGAAACGAGACATCTACTAATCCTTTAGGCGATTCATCCAACCTCTCACCTTTGTACCAAACCTCTGGTACTGAGTCAGTATCTTTTAGTTTGATCTCTAGAAGGTTCGCATTACTTCCATCATCTAACGCCGTTTCATCAATCCTCTTTTTGATCTGTTGAATTACTTTTCTTCCTGTCTCGCCTGTCATTGGTACTACCGTCTCATATCCAGTAAACTCGCAAGAAAAGCGTTCAATAGCATAAGCGTTTTGAAGTGGCTTAGCTCTAAGAACAGCTGGATTATTGCTACAATAACGATCTACTAATAACTTCCCTATAGGAATGCCATCTAAAGCTCTATCAGTAAACACTAAAGCATCGGGATAATCTTCTTGAATTTTATAAGCTAGATTTGGTGTAGTTACAACGTTATACCCTTCTCTGATATAATCTTTTAATTTCATAGTTTCCCTCCTAAAAGCATCTAATAATTACTTGCTAACAACTTGATGTAATCATAGTTATCATTCATTTGATGTACCTCTCAATGTTTTGTTGAATATATTCGTCTTTCCAATATCCATGGCCACAGTAACGAAAATTGTACTTATCGATCTCATCCGGCGTAGCTTCTCTGGTCATTTCAATGATGGAGTACTTCCCTTTGATTTGTACAGAACGCACAACACGCACTGAACAATCATCAATGGTTCGAGGATATTCATTAGTTAGCGATATATACCAGTAGTTTCTCATTTGACCTTTCTCCTTCTGCGAAAAGGAATAACTTCATTGCTTTCCTTTCGTTTATATGTATCGCTCTTTATTGGTCTTCTATACTTTAGTACTATCTCACCGTTACCATTTTGCACAATGATTACTTCATGCTTACGTTCTAAGTATTATGGTCTATACATCGTCGTGCCTCCTTTTCGCAAAATAAAAAGACCACTCAAAGAGTGATCTAATATGTAATAGCAACCTACACACAGGCGGTTATCCTGTTCCTCCCTAGGGCTCGCACCACACGAGTTCATACCTCCCTCGGTTGGCTAAAGTCACTGGAGTGGAATCGCACCACACACGAGAACTTACCAGGCTCTCACGAGGCTACTCGCCATTTACCGTTGCGTCTTCTACTTCCGCCACAGTGACAAATTTTCATTGTGAAAATAAATACTAAGTGTATAATTTTATTTATCAGCGAGTGGTCCGCTGAAATAATTTAAGGTGGTAAAAAAATGGCAAAAATTGATGATTACCGTTCAGACATGATTGAATATATTGAACTCTTCGCTAAAAATTCTAACAATAATATTATTATTCAAACTGGAGGAGCAACAATTTGCGGAACTCCTATAGACTTTGATGCTGAAGTAAAAGTAAATCCTCTTATTGATGCTATGATGGATTCTTTTGCAGAATTTCGCTCAAAAAAAATTGATGATATAGAAAAAGATGATGAGCAAAGTTTGGTAGTCAAATCTATCTTTCTAAAAGATGTTACCATCATAGGCGAGAGAACTACTAATATCCCATTTTTAGTTGTTTTTGCTGATCAGATTTCTGCAATTTCTCTCGGGAACTTGGAGTAACAATAGATTCATTTAAATTATCTATATTGATTAAATTGCTAATCTCTCGGCTATTACAAATAGCTGAGAGGATTTCTTTTATTTCTCCTGAAGTACCTTCAATCGATAATTTCATATTCTTACCCTCCAATACATAAATTAATAGACAGCAACAAAATAACATTGCTTTGATAATTTGGTATCGACCACTATAAATTTCTTTTCTTGCAATTATTTTTAATATATGCTAGATTATCAACCGATATAGTCACTGCCTGTACTAGCGGAAACTAGTGCAGGTTTTTTGTTCTATTTACTCAAAAGTTATTACGATAAATTAATATTGTGAAAATAAATACTAAGCGTATAATTTTATTTATCAGCGAGTGGTCCGCTGAAATATAAAACAAGGATGTGCAAGACAACATGTATAAACCCTACATGATTAGTTATGATCTTAATAACCCAGGGCAAAAGTATGATAAAGTATTTGAAATAATAAAAGAATTTGGGGCATATATAAAGCTACAAAAATCTTTTTGGTTAGTTAAAACTAATTTGAATCCAAATCAAATGTGTGAAAAATTAAATACAGTACTTGATAATAACGATTCCTTATTCATCTGTGAACTGCAAAAAAATTATCAAGGTAGAGCTACAGAGGAAAATTGGAAATTCATTAACGAACATATTTTCTCTTAGTAAGGATTAGATATTTTTTCTCTGTTTAAACAATTGCAAATACCGTCAATATCTGAATTAGAAACACTTACCTTTTGCTCCTTGCTACTACCAATAGCTTGGAGCAATTCTTGTATTTCTTCTGGAGTGCCTTCTACTGATAATTTCATTTTTCTTCCCTCCAATACATAAATTAATAGACAGCAACGGATGATAGATAATAAGAACAATTTAGAAGGAGTTGAAATTCACATCCTTATTCTTAATATTTC